AGAATAGTCCTCCAGACTCCATCCTAAGTCCTCCGATGTAGGCATCCCCATTTTGATAAACTTTAAACGGAGCATTTGCAGGTGTTGCATTTCCAGCCCAGATTCGAACAGAGTTTCCGGCAGTTCCACCTCCCGATAACCCGGCAAGTTTTTCTCCATTTGAATTTGCTATATAGATACTTCCTCTACTTTCCACGTTTCCATTGCTTTCTACCCGGAATGTCGGATCAGTGGGTGGTTGCCCTTTCGCCCCGGCTGTTCCTCCCGACCAAATACGGATTGTACCAGACGCCGACATTCCACCTGTGCTTCCAAAAGCGATCGCACCCGTAGTTATGAGTCCGCTATTGATCTCCGTTATTGTATTGTCATACTTTGAGGCAAGAACCCATTTAGAACCGCTATATCTATAGATATTCTCCCCATCCACCCATAAGTCATTCGTTCGCATACCTGATGTTGGAGCCGTCGTTTGATAAAATACCCTTGCCTTGTTATTTGCAGTCAATTGGGCGTTGTTGGCTGCATTTGACGCATTCTCTGCATCCGTCAGGGCATCATTTACCCCATCATACAACGGTTGAAGGTTAGGACGGTCGGAAATGTTATTATAACCGGATGTTCCGGATTTGAATATCACAGGTCCGGTTATAGTCCCATTCACCAGATCAATCACCAATCGGGCTAACTTGTCCTTTATCAATCCTGTCGTGATCGTCTGGCCGGCAATCTCAGTGTATCCATAATTCGGAAGCCAAGAGCGTACGCCATCCTCCGGAGTATTGAGCACCCCTACCCAGAAATGATAGAACCCTGTTTCATCCTCTAACTTTATCTGCCGTTCACTGACATATATTGAGCCATTTGTTCCTTCTTTTGGACATTTGGCATAAACATAATAGGCAAGCGAATTATTCAGCCGGAAAGAAGCCGCCGGAATAGCCCATTCACGGATTTCCTCGCTAACGGTAAAGTGTACTAACTTTCCTGTCGTATTCTTGAAATAGTTGGCATCATTGTCCGCATTCGGAATAAACTTCATTCCTATAAGCTCCATCTGCTGGGAATTGGTACCGACGATAAGTTGCGCCGTATGCACGGCCAACGGCTTGATAAGTTCGGTAAAATAATCCCCTTCCGGGTCAAACATCATGCCCAAAGTTTCCATCACGTCCCGCCATGAGCGTTTCGTATGCTCCCGGACCGGCTTAACCGCATCCTCAATCTCTTCCGGCACTTTATTCACATCATCCACCAGATCCTTAAAACCATTCGATTCAAGGAAATCGGACAAGGTAAGTTCATACCGGTATGAAGGTGTACCGTCTTTCTCGATATACCTTTTTATTTTGGTAACACGAATCTCTCGATCGATATCCAACTGTTCAGAATATACGCCAACCATCTGGCCACAGGCGATAAAGATGTTTTGCAGACGAAAAACAATTTCATCACATTTTCCTCGTAACTGGATGCGTTTCTCGCACTTGCCATCCAACCATGCTTGCGCCTCTTCCTGTAGCTGTAATGAAGCGTTATCCCTGTAGCTTTGCGGCATTTTCAGGCCGGTAAGGATAAACTTGTCACCGACAGAAAAATTAATGTCACCGGGAACTTTCAAGGCGTTTTCCTGGTCATTCTGCTTTAGTTTGAACTGTTTCAAGTCATTGTCCCAACTGTCTTCAACGATTGCAAGGTCATAGCCAGCCAAGCCGCCATCCTGGAATGTAACGACCACTTCCACCCCGTCCAACAGGCAATCGGTAAGATTGAAATCCATACCGGCAGCTTTCAGAGTGTAATCGTCGATCTTTTCTGTTACGGCAAACTCTCCTTTCGGAAAGATATGGTCGAATTGCATGGACTTTTCTATCCGGCCGTACTTCTCTACATTCTTTTCGATAGAGAGCCGGCCATCAGGCAGAAGAAGATAATCAGCACCATAATCGGGACCGAGATTCTTGTCTGAACCGTATGGATAAAAAACCGTCACAGGTGGCGTATCATCAACAGCGGACACTTCCAGTTCAGTAAAACCCATTCCTTCGCCCTGTGCCAAGACAAGGCCGTTGCTTGAATACTCCCTCCTGCCGATATTTATTGTCTGACCGGATATCCAGTATTCCGTATTCAATTCTTTAATGAGTTCGTCAAGTACCGTCCCGACTTTCTTATCTTTGAAAGAAAGGGTAATCATCCGGGATTCGATACAGGATCCGGCCACCCAATCTGATCCTGTACGGTTCATGTTTTTGACAAATAGGATTAGCCAGTCACGGGCGGTACCGGTGTAATAGTCGAAGTTCTTTTTCCGCTCCGGTGTACCATGAAGGAAAAACTCTGCATCCAAAAGGTCGTACCGACTTGAATAGAACTGAACGGTATATTCCCAACCAAGAGATGTCTCCTTTTTCGTCACCTTCTCATTATGCCGGATCTTGTATTTTGTCCCTTCAAAGTCTATATAGTCGTTGATTTGAAGGTTTACCACATTTCGGGAAAGAAAATTCAGGGTAAGAGTGTCCTCACCCATAATCTCTTCGACCGTATAACTATTATCCTTCAGATAAACGTCACAAACTACCGTATTTCCGCGCTTTATTTCCATACTGCTAAATAACCTACTTATTTTTAGGCAATAAAAAACACGGCAACCGGATATATGACATTTTACCGGTTGTCGTGTTTTAATATATAAGGTAGATGTTCTGTTTATGGTAGATTTCTAAAGCGCAAGTCCACACGCGCCAAAAGTCGTAGACAACGCTGCAATCTCACACCAGAACATCGGCTTCGTTGATACAAAGTCCTGCCATATATTACCACTCAACCGTTTACTCATGCCTATTACCGTGTAAACGATAAAAGCCAGCCACACCGGAATAAGAACCCACCAGAAAGACGTGCAGCCAACCCATAGCTGAGAAGAAAGCAACGTCAATGCCGCCGATCCACAATGAATGCGGTTTATCCAAGTGTCTTTGAAATCAGGAGCCAAACCGACACCAATCAAACCGATACAGGCTGCGATCGCCAGCAACCGCATAGTAAAGGTTGTACTCATTTCCCAAATGACCGGGAATAGGAACATAGCCGTCAGTGCCATGCTTGCTCCAAAGATCAATTTATGATCAAGAGTATAATACGTCGCACTAATTGAGTACGGTACACCTTTTGCCTTTATACAAACTGCTGCCATATAAACTGCGATAACCAAAAAAGAAATAATTAATAATAACATGATTTTCAAACTTTATTGTTTAACTTTGTTTCCGGAGACCCTCGGTCCCCTAATTTTCTTTTTTTACAGCCTCCAATCTGTGATAGCCTGGAGGCTGTTTTATTATTCTTTCGCCACCGAACATTTTATATCTCCATTTGTTTTAAAAGAAAATACCCAACCTGGGGTTGGCGATTATCAATAATTTTTTCTGAATATACATTTGCTGTCTTTCTGCTGTGACAGCCCAAAGACAGTGTCACTAATTTATTAATACGGCCTTGCAGGCGGAGTGAAGTTTGATGTCCAACGGGCAATATTACTGATGCGAAACTCGTCAATCATACCGTTCAGATACAATCCATAATCTCGATATTTTCCGATCATTAAAGAACTATAGTACCCTGAAACCATCGTTGATGTGAAACCAGACGCATACACTCCATTTACATACACTTTCCAATATCGAGATTGTGACCTGACGATCGCAAGATGAACCCACTGATCCCGTGGCATCGTAAAATAGCATATTGCATCCCCTCGGGTTCCACCATACTGCAATCCAAAGAAAATGCGTCCGTCAGATTCCTCCATTATATCAAAGCTGTAATTTCCATAAGCAACGCCTTTTGACATTATACCGTTTTTCACACCACTTTTCAGTTTAATCCAAAAATCGACGGTATAGTTTGGATATAGGGACTCGTTTATGGCATTCGTTCCACTTACCTTTACATACCCGTTTCCTGAAAACGAAACGCAATTCTTGAATTTTCCCACTACATAGGACATATTACTACCAACATAAGGCTTGCCTGAGACTTCATCTTTCAATGATCCATCAAAATGTAGCAACAACAAAGTATTCTTGTCTACTTTCTTCCGTCCCATCATCGATCTTATCATACCAACCTCCTTTCCGCCGAAAGTCGGTCAGATACTTTAGTTAAGAGGTGTTTACCCCCCCCCCGTTAACATTTGTAAACAATTATTTCTCATGACTTTATCTCCTATTTTTTAGTCGTTAATATCTTGTTTCATCTTTTTCAACGGCAGATCATTCTTCGTAAGCCCAATAGCGGATCAGGACAGTGCCATCACCGCCATCACCTCCAATAGAAGATGGGCCACGATATGCACCACCACCTCCTCCTTTACCGGCGTTACTTCCTCCTTCTCCGTCCATACCTTTTCCTTCATTGTAATCGGAAATTCCCGGTAAATACTTTCCTCCTTGTCCCGATCCTCCTCCAGCATTTCGTTTACCGAAAGACTCACCAAAATCACGAGTTGTATGTCCTTGTCCTTTTCCTGCCGTATCTCCCGTCCATTCGCCTAAATCTCCATCTCCTCCGTCAGATCCACCGTTACCTGGACCTCCTCCAGAACCTCCATTACCGCCAGATGATTGAGAGCCTCCTTTCCCTCCGTTAGCTCTATAAGTAGAACTCATGAATTGGGAAAATCCTCCGTCATAAGCAAACCCTGATACGACGCCATTTCCACCTCTTCCCACCGTAATCGGAATTGTTTGACCAGAAACCACTGGAATAGAATTTCCATCTTTCCACCCTATATTATTAGATTTGAAGGTCTTGGTATATCCACCACCTCCAGCATCGCCACTTCCACCACCGACACCACCGACAAGAAACACATCGACCTCCTTGCAGCCTCGCGGAACAACCCAGGTGTAATTTCCGGCAGGAAAGAACCTCTTCGTAAATAATTGCAACTTCTTTTTCCCCATCATCGACCTGATCATATACAACCTCCTTTCTTGCGATTAGAAGTTGTAAATTGTTTATTTAGAGAGCGCCCCCATTTAACTTTTAATAACATAACCTGTTTCATTGTTTTACCTCCTGTACAATTGTGGGCAAGTCTTTCAAGTCGTTCGGATAACCTGTAACGGTTGTCAGAATGCAGAGATAGGTCACGCCGTATTGCTCATAATACTTGTCCTTCTCGAATGCCATACCTTGTACGTATGGGATCGGATCCTCCAATGTCCCTGCGTGCTCAACGGTAACCACCTTGTAAAGATCCATTTGTCCGGCCGGAATCCAATCAGCTTGCAAGGCATGATCCTTGATAACCTCGTAGAGCAGGTATTCCTGGGCTTTCTCGGCTTTATACCGGAAACGGAACCCCGGCAAACCATCCTTAGGCCCGGATACCTTTTTCCCGAACTCGGCCCCCTTATCTCCCCACACGGGGAAAAGGACTTGCATCTCCAACGCCTGGTTCGCGGTAAGGGGGACGCTGTTCACCATCGAGCGGGCGAAAGTGACGGCTTGCGCTTCCGGGGATTTAGCGATTGCCTTATCTGCTTTAGTTTGCAAGGCTGCCGTTGTTGTATGGATCATTTCAGGATAGCCTTCCACCACGATAGCTTCGACCTCCTCGGCTGTTTGGGCGGCATCGATACGGGATAGCAAGCTGTCTGTCACCTTGCCGCATTGCTCCGAATAGTCCGCTATTTCGTTAAGAGCAACCGTTAAGATATTCGAGGCGTAAAGATGACCGCCTACTTCGACTTCTTCCTGCCGGCCACACTTATCCTTCACTTGCAGGGTGTTCGAGACATATGCGTCCTGTTCATCAATATAATAATGATGGATGTCTTTGTCGTAGATTTCCTGCCGTTTGGCATCACGGGCACGCCAAAGCAATTCTTCCGGTGTCGGCTGTGGTTCCGGTGTCAGTGCCATGTACCAGCATTCCAACGGTGAAGCTTCCGGATAGTCGTTATGATACTTCTCCTGTTCTTCGTTAAGCAAGAGATAAGCGCCATCTTCAAACTCTTCAAGAGTTGTGCCTGTCTTATAGGAAGCAGGTAAGACTTCTTCTATAGGCCAAAAGTTTATTTGTTTTTGAATGTATAGCATGATATTGTTCGTTTTTAAATTACACATACGGTTTAGTAGGAGGAGTGAAGTTTGATGTCCAACGGGCGATATCACTTACTCTGAATTCATCTATTTTTGATTTTATAGAATATAGAGGATCACCATCTCTCCTGTTTTGTCTTCCTAATCTTAAACTATAACTCGGAAGAATAGAACTTTTCAAAAGACCTTCCCCTTTCAAATATCCATCGATAAAGATCATAACATTCCAATTATGACATACCACTGCTATATGTGACCATTTTTTTAAAGTTGGATATGTGTACGTGGAAATAAAGGATTCAGATGTATTATCGGCATGAAAGGTTATACCCAAACCATTATAAATATATAAAAATAGTGCTCCACATTGTCTTATACTGTCTCCTGCTTGGGTGCAACCGAATAATAATGATTCATTTCTTTCATTAGGATATATCCAAAAATCAATAGTAAAATACCCTGTAGATATAAGATTAGCATACCAAGACCGGTCCAACAATAATACTCCATTTCCAAACTGGCCACAGGACTTGAATCTTCCATTAGAAAGGATAGTTACTGATCCTTCTTTAGAGACAGATTTTCCCAACATATCGTGAATAGGCTCTTTATCAAAGTTTAATAGAAAGACCGTATTATCATCAGGCATACCAACATTTTTTCCCATCATCACCCTTCTCTTCATCTCTCACCTCCTTTCATTATACTCTCACGACAATTATCCCATGTTCTTTTTTCAGCGATACCCCTGTGGCTTTACCAGCTGGCAGTTCAACGCTTGTTTCCTCCGATTGCCAGCCCGAACCGTTTGGGATCGGTTGGTTAATCGTTGATCCGGTGTTGTTTTTAATGGACAGATAAAACTCCTGCATCTCAGGAACGCTTCCTATATTCGCAAAGTTGATCGCCTGCACAGATGTACTCGAATAGGTAAAACGCAAGTTATACGGTGATGAAGGAAGTGACTTTAAGGTACTGACATCGACATACTCTTTCAACCTCAAAGAGTCCGATACCTTCGTTTTCTCTTCATTGCTGTAATTATTGTCGGTATGGACATACGCGGCATCCTTGACCGTGTGGTCGTCATTCTGAAGCTGGGAGAGCTTGGTCGGGATGCTGTTCTGAACATTCGCGATGCTCTGATTCAGCCCGGCGATAATCCCTTGCAACGTCTGTGTGTCCTCCACGCTGGCAAGGAAGGCAATGATCTCGTTGAACGATTCGATGGCACTCGATGCGTCACCCGAAACGAGCGTGTTGACTTGCTGCTGCAAGGCTGTCAGCGCGTTCCTGATTTCCGTGTCGTCGTAGCTTTCCCCGTCCTGTCCTTCGGCTACCACCCCCGTATCTTCTTCGCCTATTTTCCAATGCTTGGTTTCCGGATCGATCGAAGGAACCGGGGCATCGTTTCCCCGAAGGTTCGGGGTGTCGAACTTACCTTCAGCCGTCGTGATCGTCAGGATATAGGTCGTGGCATCATTCGTTTTAACCGTGACCTTCACCTCCTGCATGACGGCCGGCAACTGGGCAAACGTATGAACGCCATCAGCCAGCTTCATGTTGAATTTACCGTTTTCCAAACGTTCAAATAACCAGACTGATGTAGGGTAGACGGTTGCGTTATCGGCCCATTCAGCCGTCGTCAGTTCGATCTGTTGATAAATAAATGCACCTTTCTTACTCATTGCTTAAATATCCTTGTTTTATCGTTCGTACTGATTCATTGTAATAATTGGCTCCTGTCAGATAAACATTACCGGGCAAGGCTGTACCGCTGCCGGATTCCTGCCACGAGGCTTTTCCCCCGGCAAGATCATAAAGCCGGTAGAATACATATTCGCCATCTTCCGCTACACGCACATCATCACCGATACGAAAATTGATGGTTGTACCGTCGGTATTGACATAGCTCAATGTATTTTCGTCCGGGATAGCCTCCAACGTCGGGATCTCCGGTTTGTTCTTGATGTAGTTCTTATTGACAGGATCGGTAACGTTCCAGTCGGGTTGCAGTCCACTGATGACTCCTTCGGCGGCTTCGGCTGCACGATTGGCGCGGTCGGCGGCTGTGTTGGCCTTGCCGGTTGCGACTATGGTATCTTCCTTTGCTGCATTAGCAGCCAAAGCAGCCGTATCCGCCAGCCCTGCCTTTTCATTGGCCAGAGTAGCGGCAACATTGGCTGTATTTGCCGCCTTGTCTGCATTTTCTTTTGCCGTGTTTGCGGCCAAAGCTGCATCCGTCGCCGATTTTGTAGCAGTCTCGGCAGAAGCTATGGTATCATCCGCACGCTCTACAGCCGCATTAGCATTTTCAGCGGCAGTTGTAGCCGAGGATGCTGCTTCATTCGCTTTATCCGTTGCGGTATTGGCATTTAATGTTGCTGTGTCAGCCTTTCCTGCGGCATCATTGGCCTTTCCTGCGGCTATATTGGCTTCAACAGTTGCTTTATCTGCTTCTTCCTTTGCCATATTGGCTGAAGCTGCTGCGGTATCGGCATTCTCGGCTGCGGTATTGGCTATACCGGCTTTTTCCTCCGCCAATGCAGCGGCAGCAACAGCCAATTTGGTCGCTGCATCAGCATCTCCGGCAGATTGAGTTGCTTGACCAGCTGCGGCATTTGCTAAAGCTGCGGCATCATTTGCAGCCTTGGTTGCCGCCTCTGCGCTCACTTTTGCGGTGTTTACATTCGATATAGCAGTATTAGCTTCCTCCTTAATTTGGGACATCTGTTCACGAACCTCTTTTGCCGCATCCGTTGCCGGCTTCATAAGTTCGGCCTTATCAGTCTCTGTCAGATCAGAAAAATGCAGTTTCAATTGATCCACTTCTGCTGGCGTCAGATCGGAAAACTTCATTTTCAATTCTTCACGGTCGAAAATATCCACGTATGCACTATCCGGCTCACCTTCGTATTTCATTTGAAGCGTACCGTTCAACTTTCGAAAAACCGGCTTCTCTCCTTTCGGCCCACGAATTTTCTCAATTTCCAACAGATTCTGCCAAGCACCATTAGCTCCTTGTTTCCAAAGGATGTATTTATCGTTTATCCCTAAAAACGCACTAAGGCCGGGATCGCCCTGTTTACCTTTCATTGCAGAGGGCAAAGCACGCTTAGGTCTCCCACCCTGAATGATCAGGATCATATCATTATCGGTTATTGTTCCGGCTGCCGGAAGCAAATTAGCCCTGATTATTTCAAATTCTTCTGCCATATCAATTGAAAACTATTATTCTACCTTGCTCGTCTGCCAATAACCCCAAATCCGGATCCTTCAGCACACGGTAACGAACATCACCGCCGGCATCTATCCAACTCACTACGGGAGCAACAACAGAAATAGTGAATCTTGCCCCTATCCGGTTCTCCAGCCAGACTTCCACAGAAAAGGACGGGCAATCCGTATAGTACACCTGAATGATACCATCCAATGTCTTAATATATAATTCCTGATTTCCTACACCGGATATCTGGCTAAAGAATGCCCGATAGTTATTCAGAAACTCTTCCACACTGCCGGCCAACATCCAAAGGGACAGTTTTATTTCCCGATGCAGGGTTTTGATTGTCGAAAGGTCTACCGTACGGCCATCGGTGAACGGCGCCTTAACCGCAGGATATTTCAAGATGTCCTCCTGGTTATCGTCCGATCCTATACCGAAGTCTGCAAAGTCTATCCCATTAATCGCATACTGCTCGCGAAGCCCGATACCGCCGGCCGGAGTTGCCGGATAAATGGCATGATTGTCCTCGACAAAAGAAAGTTCAAACACAGATACGTTCTCCCCTGCATTAAATGGCACAGGCTGTTCGTGAGAAGAGCCGGCATTGAATCGTAAGCGGTTGGTCATACCGGCAATAAGATTGAATTCCCGATAGCCCGGTGCGGACAGATCAGCAACAAACTTTCTATACCCAGACCAGAACTGCTCAAGCGTTTCTGCCTTCATGAGGAATTTCAACTTGACGGTCTTAGGTTCGAACTCCACAACCGAGAGATCGGGATCGATTCCGTCGGCTTCCGCCCAGTTGTTATATTTGACTGCCTTACGTTTGGGGTATTTCAGAAGATCATCAAAAGAACCTTCCAATAATTTACATCCCCATTCAGTATATACGTCTTTTCCATCTATTGTCATAATACACGTACTGTATGGTCTTTATGAGTTATTACCTTACCGCCAGCGTTCTTTACGAACACCACGGCATAGTTACTCGCATGGATCTCGGCTTCCGCCCCGTGCATCAGGATCACGTTGTAGCGGCCGATCGTATCAAAATGAAGGATTGCCTTGGAACCGGCCAAGAATACCTTCACCGGATTCGTCAGTTTCACGTCCGTCTCGATATAGATACCCATGCTTTCGGCCTTCTTGCCCCGGAACTCCCGTAATTGTTCCATAGACGGGAAATTATTCTTCGTGCAGAACTCCGTACCCTGCGGCGTCAGCAGAAGGCGCATAAGCTCTTCTTTGTTTTCCGTGCCATGCAACAACCTACAGGCACCTAACCGGTTTGCGATCTCAAAAAACTCTTTGTCCATCATGTTACATTTTTACTTTTACGTTAATAGTACCTTCCAGGGCATCAACCGTGCCTCTAGTGTTTTCCGATATCTTACCGGCAACCTCTTTGATCTCTCTCGTATTCTCGGCGATCCGATCGGTATTCTTTTCCACTTTATCTGATAGTTCGCGGATGGCCTTCACATCTTCCCAACCTCTGGATTGCATATCATAGATCAGCCTCATTTGTTCACGGATCGGTTGCATACCGCCACGGATATCTTCCAGCAGGATACGGACGGTCCCGGTCTGTCCAGCCAACAGGTCGATGCTCTCCTGCGAGGCTTTGGCATACGCGCCTTTCAGGGAGTTTTCGGATATATCTTCTTCTTTCTCCGGCTCTTCCACCTTATCTTTCATCAGGCTATCAGCCCAACCGAACTGCCTGTCAATCTCCTTTTGCAGTTCTTCCGCCATATTATAGATATAATCCTGTTCCCAGCCGGAAAGGACATTGTCGGCATAGAACTCCTTCAGCTTGTCACGAATCTTCTCCATTGCACCGGAAGATTCCGTTGCAGCCTTGATGGATTCTGTGACCATCTGCCGCATCATCTTCTTGACGGTATCTTTCGCCGATTCTGCCCGGTCTTCACCGGAAGCCCATGCTTCGGCTTGTGCGTTAGCGAAGTTGTCAATGGCGGATTTCAGGTTTTCCCCGAAGATGGCATCTTTGGCCTTCTCCTTGTTTTCTGCTATAACGTCGTTGATTTCCTCGATTTGTTCCTGCCACTCCTTGATACGGCTGTCATCAGTTTTTTTCTTGTCCTGTTCCTCTCTGATCTGTTGCTGGATAAGGATCTTCTGTTGCTCCAGCAGCTTGTTGTTCTGCTCAATCATTTTGGAAGCATCCTTTGAATAGGCCTTCTCGATTGACTTTTCCAACTTACCGTAAGATTTATCCAATGTATCAATTTGATCCTGCAATCGCTGGATACGTTTCTCGTTCTTCTTGTCATGGATTTTGGCGATGGCACCGGCCAAAGAGGTAACTACGCCAATGGCAGCACCGGCAGACGCACCAATCGGTCCGAACATGGAACCGGCTTTCGCACCGTTCATTGCAGAACTTACAGTGTCCATAGCCACACTGAAGCCTTCGGCTATCCCGCCGAATACACCACCAAACGAATCTCCGAGCTTCGAAAACGTATCAGAAAGGAACTGTCCGGCCTGCATGATCTCATTCATGCCCTCCTCTATCTCAGCCAAACCCTCTTTTAACTTCTTGGCATCACTTTCAGAGGTAAATACTTTTTTTAGGCCATTTGAAACTTTATTAAAAGAGGTTTCCATTTGGTCGGCTTCACGGCGGACATTGGCTATTTCATCCTTGATGGCCTTCAACTGATCCGGTGACTTGCGAAGCACATCAAACTGCTCTTTGGTAATACCGAATGAATTATCAGATGAATATTCCCCTCTTTCAAGAAAAGACAAGAATTTTTCCGCTTCATCCGCAATGGCACGAATAGAGGTGATATTCTTTTTACTCATATCATCAAACAACCGGGTGATGATGGAGGTGCTCTTTTGGGCTTCATTATCCACGTCCGCCAGCTCTTTCTTCATACCTTCTGCAAGGGAAAGCCGTTCACCTTCCGTTGTGGCCTTTGCTATCTTCTCATTATAAAGCTCCGTGATAGCCTGACGCTTTTCCAAATATGAACCATATTCTTTCAGGTATTCGTTCATGGCGCGTTCTTCTGCTTCTATCTGCTCATGGATAACATCAGATGTCGCATTTCCTAATTTGGCCCCAGCATTGACTTTTGCCATTCGGATCTCAATCGTCTGCTTTTTGGTCAACTTTCCTCCTTGTGCCTCTCTCCATTCTTTTTCTCTTGCACGGATAATATCCAACTCCCTGTCATAATCAAGATTCAACTGGGCGATCTTCTTGTCGGAACCTTCTTTCATTAGGTCAATTTCGGATTGCTGGTTTTGACGACGAAGGGATAAAAGTTCCTTTTGAAGTTTTTTCTGTTTCTCAAGTTCTTTCTGATCTACAGGTTTTGCAAACTTCGTCTCTTCTTGTTTTGATTGTTTATTTACCAAAGCCTCTGCTTTTGTACGATCTTTTAATCCTTGTACAACGATCTCTACTGCTTTCGCATGTTCTATCTTTAGCTGCTCATTTCGTTTTCGCAACCGACGTAATTCAAGTGCTTCTGGGAAGCTAGTGTCAATCCAACTTTTTTTATCTAATTGAGAAATCCGTTACTATTTTTAGCCATCTCTTCTTCAATGGAATTCACAGTTGCACGTTGTTGTGCCATAGTACGATCATCTATCGACTTGGACAACATCTTATTGACTTCAACCATATCCATTAAAAGGAATTTCTGTAGAGAAAGATTCTTCAATTCATTCGGATAAAGCTCTTGTAACTTTTTATAAGCTTCAACCTTTTGCAAAGTGGACTTATTTTCATCTTGCAACACACCCAACATTTCTTCCGTCTGACTTCTCATTCCGTCAGACCATTCTCTCATTTCTGCGACTCTCTTATTATGAGCAGCCAATGCCTTTTCTGAAGCTGTAGCCTGTGTCGCAAGTTTGAATATTGCATATCCCAATGCGGTAACACCTGCCACAGCTAATACATATGGGTTTGCAAGAGCTGCCTTTCCTGCCGCCAACATAGCAACAGCCTGTTTTCTTAAAGCACCGGTAAGTAATGCTGTAGCTGTCGTATGTTGAATTGTCGCTAACCGGCTTAGAGCAGATGATTTTACATACGAATGTTGAGCTACCTGAACTAATAGAATAGCTGTTTTATATGAAAGAAAAGCTCCAGCTGCATTCTTTACCAACGATTCAAGGTTTGATATTGTACCTTCTATATCGTTATTCTCAAATGCTTCATTAAAAGCCTTGGCAATATCGGAGACTTCTTTCAGAATCTTCTCTCCCAAAGGACGCAAATAGGCCTGTACATTATTAGCCAACAATGTAAGCTGATTGTCTGCAGCATCTTTCATCTTCTCAAACGCGGCTTCCGTAGCTCCTAAAGAGTTCTGTAACTCTCCGAGATCACTCGCTGCCGACTTAGCATTCTTTCCGGTCAAAGCCAATGTTGCAGCCAATCCTTCATCCGTACCGAGCATTTCCTTCATCTTAGAAGCAGAACCGCCAGCCTTCTCATTAATCAACTGCAATGCTTCCTGGAAAGTACGCCCTTGAAAAGCGGCATCCCCAAGTTCCCCAGCAGTACCCTGGATAGCAGCCCGGATTTGGGTCATTGCCTGCGATGTCGGCGTTCCTTGTTTGGTCAATGAAGCGACTGCACCCAGCACCTGATCAATACTGATCCCGTATGCGGCCGCAATAGGTGCAACCTGGGCTATGGAGGCTCCTAATTCGCCAAATGTAGTCTTACCCAATCGGACAGTTGTAAAAAGCTGATCCGAGACTGTACCGGCCTCCTCTGCTGACATCTTATAAGCATTCAAGATCGTTGTAACAGCATCGGCTGCCGTCTCGGTTTCTGTAAGCCCTCCCACGGCTGCTTTAGCCGAAACTTCTAGAATCTTCATACCATCTGCCCCATCATGACCGGCAGAAACGATACTATAAAGTGCTTTAGCGGCCTCCGGAGCCTTGATCGGTATCTCTTGGGTTATAGACATAACCTGATTCATAAAACCGGTCATATCATCCGTCACCTGCGTGGAAATGGTCGCCACTTCCAGCATGTTCTTCCGGAACTCTTTTTCAAAGTCGTATGAGCTTTTTGCAGCTTGTGCAAAAGCAGTTGCCGCACTGATACCGATACCACTGAATATATCAAAAGAGGTCACCTCGCTTGCCAGAGTCTTGATAATTCCCATAGCCTCGCGTTTCCCTTCGTATAAACCGGAGTTGTCGATACCAGTAGCCATAAATAAGGCTCCATCCCTATTTTTGATTCCCATAATCCTTTTATGGTAAAATATAAACTAAAAGCATTTGTATTCAGGAATCTTTTGTATATTTGCTGTATGAGTCCAACGGTTTTTTATAAAAATGGAATGCGTTTCTTTTTCTTCTCTTTAGAAGAAAACAGAATGCATATACATATCAGACAGGCAGAAAAAAAGGCTAAAATTTGGATAGAACCTTCTATTTCTTTGGCTGAGAATAAAGGTTTTTCTTCAACTGAAATTTCAAACATACTAAAGGAGGTACAAAAACATGAGCGTATTATTAGAGAAAAATGGAACAACCACCGCGGAAGTAACAATGATTAATGCACGCGGTATCCTCCTTTTCGTAGGAGGAAAGGAATATTATCTATCGTATGACAGATATCCTTGGTTTAGAAATGCAAAAGTCTCGGATGTATTGGATGTAACCATGCCGGATGAAGAATCGTTGCGTTGGGATGCAATCGATGTGGATCTTGAGATTGACAGCATAATTCATCCGGAACGTTACCCGATATCTTTTTAACGAACAAAGCCCTGCTAACTTCACAGTCCGCAGGGCTTTCTTACTACCAAACAAATCAAAATTTATCACTATGACAAAACCTTTTCTCTACTTTCAATGTAATATATAGTTATGCAGATAAAACTTTCTTTATCCGTTTCACATGGCCTGTATCGAAGTCAACCATTTCAACCCATTCTCCATCTTCCTCTTTAATTGACGTATCTTCCGAATGAAAATCTTTGACCCTTCGATTCATCAAATAACCACGTTCACGAAGCATGCCGACCAACAAAACAAAGCTGCTATCCAATATTTGTTCATGAGAATAGCCGAAAGCCTCGTTGCAGGTCACTAAGAACATGAAGCTGCTTTGAGGGCCTTCTTCTTCCATGTCTCGCTGTTTTTCTGAAGGGCTATTATCTCCACTTCGCTTAACGGGCTCACAGCTTCCAGCGCTATGATAGTACGAGAAAAAGGGTTACAGCCTACCCGGTACAAGACGGCATTCAGAAGGATATAGATATCCTCCCATGTACAGTTGTCTTTCAGAACTTCCCGGAACCAGGCCGGCATATCACCTT